GTACCATATAATCTTTGCGATACGATGTCTGGTCTTTCACCATTTTTGACCTCATAAAACCTATATCCAGCTACCTCATCTAGGAATGTTGGTAATGGTCTTACAGATCGAAAGAGATCTACCATATTTTGTTTGACTCCTTTTCTATTGAAGTCGTATTCTATTTTTGGAAACAGTTCAAAGAATGCCATTATCCATTACCTCCTTCTCCCTCTGGTTTGGGATATGATACAAATGGAGGTCTATCGTCATTTTGTATTTCAAATAATTTCTTTTCAGGATAGAGCTCATCTCTTGTAAGCATTTTAGCTTCTGAGAAGTCAACTTGGAGCTGTACTTCAGTACCAACATAGTCTTCTAAAGCCTTTAAATAAATCATTGAACCTTCCTGACCGTTATAATTTACGCTCAATCCAGTGCAATAACTATCGTATATCGTAGGAAGGAATAAACTTTCTTTTTCCCCGATATAAAATTGTATACGAAATTGGGGTGGATATTCTAATGCAAATGTTCCTTTTCTTTTAGGATACATGTATTTTCGAAAGAAAGAAATAATATCATGTACTGCTCTTGCATCTTTTTCTGATTCTGGTACTAATTTCCAAGACATTTGGAAACTACGTATATTCATAGAGGTGAATGCCATTTCCTGGTTTGGATTAATAGCTATACCTCTTCCTAAGTTATCTGCAGCTAAAAAATCCCCTATAGTATCTGCAAAAGTTGCAAGAGCCTTTCCTCCCATTAGGAATTTATCTTCATCTGTAAGATTTCCCTCTATTCCCTCTCTTCCAGCATATACCTTACTCATGTCTACACCTTCATATGAAGCTCCATCAGCAAGAGTAAGTCCACTTGGAACATAAAGATTTATATTATCGATTTCTAAACCACTTTGGCTGGTACTAATTCTACAATGAGGAAATCCCCCATCTTGATCAATAAGTTGTCCTAAATTTGTTGGAAATGTTAAAGATGACACGTATTAAGTCCTATAAATAAAAAATATATTATAAGTTTATTTATATGGCTTACAAAGGAAGATACACAATAAAAAGACCCGAAAAATACATGGGTAATCCTGCAAAAGTGACTTATAGATCTCTTTGGGAAAGACAAGCATTTAAATGGTTAGAGGATAATCCAAAGGTTAAATCATGGAATAGTGAAGAAGTTGTAGTCCCTTACAAGTCCACTCTGGATGGTAAGATACACCGATACTATGTAGATTTGCTTATACAAATGGATAATCGAAAGGTATTCCTTGTTGAAATTAAGCCAAAAAAAGAAACAATCCCACCAAAACCAAGAAAAAGAAAGACCCAAAAATATGTTACTGAAGTCCTAACATATACCAGAAACAATGATAAATGGGAAGCTGCGAGTAAGTTTGCTGAACATAATGGATGGAAGTTTCAGGTTTGGACAGAAGAAACTTTAAAGAATCTCGGCATCAAAGTAATCACCTAATCATATAAATAAAGTATATGGCATCACTATTTGATACACTACAAGCTGGAGCACAACGTGCTGGAATAAAATCTAGAACTAAACAATCTAGGGAATGGTTCCAGGATCAGATTAAGACTCTCAGTGTACCAGGAAGAGGAACACTACTCAAAGATCCTGCTTTAAAAAGAACAAATAGAGAATTAGTTGGGAATATGTACATGTATGTTTACGATCCCAAAATGAAAAAAGAATTGCCATATTACGATAGATTTCCACTCTCAATAATGGTGGAACCTGCTAAGGGTGGATTCTACGGATTAAATTTACATTATTTAAATTATAATGTTAGAGCTAGATTTTTAGACGAACTTATGTCTTTAGAATCAGGAAAGGCAACACAAACATCTCGAATTAAAAGATTGAGATACCAACTATTAGCAGGTACTAGAAAATATAAAGAATTTAAACCATGTTTCAAACATTACTTAACATCACATATCAAATCTCCATTGTCTCGGGTGCCAATGACAGATTGGGAGATAGCTATATTCTTACCAGTAGAACAATTTGTTAAGAAAGGTAAAACATCGATATGGAACGAAAGTCTTAAGATTGCAAGGAAATAACAATGAGTAGTATAGACAATTTAAAATCTACAATTAAAAAGAAAGGTGGTATAGCTCCATCTAATAGGTTTAATGTTATATTTACTCCTCCTGATCTTTCTTTAATTAATTTAGATGTACAATCAATAGTAGGATCTTTACTATCAGGTGGATTTAGTGCATCAAATTTAATAAACGATCCAAGAGATATATCCATTTTATGTCAAGAAGTAAATATTCCAGGAAGAAATATTTCTACATTTGATCACATGGATTTCCAACAATCAAACAAATTTCCTTACACTGTGATAGATTCGGAAGTCACAATGAGTTTTCTATTAACAAATGATTATCACATGAGAAAAATGATGGACAATTGGATGTCCGGAATATATAATGTGAATACTCATAGAATAGGATTAAAGGAAAATTATGCTGTAGATGTTATAATACAACATTTAAATCAGCAAAATATTCCGATATATGGAGTGAAGCTTCTAAAGGCTTTCCCAACATCTGTTAATGCAATTACCCTAAATCAGGAGGCACAAGGAGATGTTGTGAAGATGGAAGTAACATGGGCTTATGATAAGTTTAAACCAGAAGGTGCAGTAGAATCAGCACTATCTGGTGTATCTGCAGCTCTAGATATATTTGGTTAATTAATATAGGAGAAAAATATGGCATTGCCAATGGTGAATTCCCCTAGATACAGTACTATACTGCCATCTACGGGAGAAAATATAGATTATAGACCTTACACGGTCAAAGAAGAAAAGATTTTAATGATTGCAATGGAGTCGAAAGACCAAAAGCAAATCATTAGGGCTATGAAGGATGTTATTTCTGCATGTATTGAAGGAATAGATGTAGGAAAGATAACAACCTTTGATATAGAATGGATTTTCCTAAAACTGAGATCTAAATCAGTTGGAGAAAAGGTTGAGCTGAAGCTGAAGTGTCAAGATAACGAATGCGAAGCTCAAACCCAAGTAGAAATAAATCTGGAAGAGATTGAAGTTAAAGGAGAAGTGAAGAATAATGTTATACAAATAACAGAAGAAGTTGGATGTGTTATAAAGTATCCTGCAATCGAATTAGTAGAAAAATACGATCAGGAGAAATTAAACAGTGTTGATGGAGCTTTTGATATGATTGTAGGCTGTATTGAATCAATATATGATGCAGATAACGTCTATGATTGTAAAAATGAAACCCCAGAAGATATTAGGGATTTCCTAGATAGCTTAACATCAGAACAGTTTCAAAAGATAACAGAATTCTTCCAAGGAGTTCCACAAGTTCAGCATGATCTGAATTGGAAATGCTCTAAATGTGAAAAAGAAAATTCAATAGAATTAAAAGGTATTGAAAGTTTTTTTACGTAGGCCTCTCACACGAATCCCTTATAAATCATTATAGGGTGAATTTCGCGATGATGCAGCATCATGGGTATAGCTTGACAGAATTAGATAATATGATGCCGTGGGAGAGGGAAATATATGTATCCTTACTTCAGGATCATATTGAAAAAGAAAATGAAAGAATGAAAGAATTTAATAGGAGAAAATAATGGCAGAAGGACAAGACAGTAGCCGTAACGAAGTCGAAATCGATTTAGATAAGTATATGGCTCTTATCGATAAACTCGATAAAGCTGAAGATACAATTGTTGAAATGCAGGAAGAGGCAAGAAAGGTTAAATCCCAATTGGCTCCACCAAAAAGAAAATTTATGGATTTATTCTTAGATGATAATGATATAAATGAGAAATCTATAATAGGATTTATTTCTTTTGGTCTTATGACTGTATTTGGTATATGCGATTTAGTTACAGCATTTATGGGTCAAGACTTACTTATTTCTGATACAATTTATACATCATTTGTAGTGGTTACATTAGGTGCATTTGGTATATCAGAAGCTGGTAAAGCGTTTGGAAAATAATTAGGAGATATAGGTGTCAGATAAAAAGATTTCAAAGTTTGAATTAGATCAGCAAAAAGAATCTAAAAAATTATCCTCTGATCAAGAGAAAATAAAAGATTCCTTAGATAAATCTGGTGATATTCTTGCTAAGAATGAGGAAAAATCCTCTGCTATTTTAAAAGCTTCTGAAGCAAATGTTAAAATACAAGAGCTAAGAGCTGCTGGAGATGATGCTCGAGCTAACATTTTGCAAAGTAAACTTGACACCGTACAAAATCTTTTAGAAAAAGAGAATATGACCTCTGAACAAGTAGCAGAGGCAGTCAAAATATCTCAAAGCCTTTTAGACCAAAGTGATAATGCATTAAAGAAAAATAGTAATCTTTTGGAATCAATGGCTAATAATGATGAAACCTTAACAGGATTAAAATTATTAAATGACGAATTAAAAGAACAGAAAGAAATACAGAAAGCTAACGCAGATCTTTTTGATATAGAAAAATCCCTAAACAAATTAGAAGGATTTATGGATAGAAATGCTGATGAAACAACTCTTCAATTAAGATCGGGATATGAAGAGGCTTCTATGAATTTAAAAGATGCTCTAGAAAGGGGAGATGATCAAGCTGCAGATATTGCAAGACGACAAATAGAAACTATAAAAGAAGCAGCAGAAACAGAAGAAGAAAGAAGAGAATCAGCTAAAGCAGCAGAACTACAATCAACTGCATTATTCTCAATGGGAGATAAACTAGAAGGATTGGGTGAAAAAATGGATAGTATGGGACTTGCAGCCAAAGGTGGATTCCTTGCAGGTATAGCAGGTTTATTCCTAATGTTTACAGACCCAGAAAAATTCAGAGAAATTATCGTAGGGGTAATGGATACGGTTACATCTACATTCCAAGCTATAACCCAAGTACTTCAAGGAGATCTTAGTGGTGCTTTAGAAACTATGGATGGTAAGTTTGGAGCTCTGGGAGCCCTAGTAGGGGTTATTGCTTTATTTTTCTTACCTAAGATTATATCTACTATAGGTGGAGCATTTAAAACCCTAAACAAATTAGTAAAAGCAGCTCAAGTATTCAGAGTCTTTATGATGGGTACATTTATTCCTGGTATGATTGCAGCATTCTCATCGGTAATAGCTGCAGTAACACCAATTGTGGTTGCAATGGCAGTACCTATCGCAATTATTGCTGGTATATTTGCTGCTGTTATGTTATTTAAATTGGGATTAGAAAAGGTTAGAGATGCACTTGGATTTGTATCGGTCTTTGATGTCTTAGTATTAGGTTTTGCATATTTAAGTGATGGTATTGCCCACATGGTAAACGCCGTCACAGGTGTTATTAATTTTGTAATTGGTATTGTAGAAAAAATCGGTAGGTTTATACCTGGACTTGGTGATTTAGACTTACCGAAAATACCTAAAATGGCTACAGATAATGCAGCTAAGAAAAAAATAGAGTTACAAGCTAAAGCAGCTGCAGCAGAAAAAGAAAAATTAGAAAAAGAAGAGGCAACTCTAGAAGGAACAGCACAGGTAATACCACCAACTACTGCAGATAATATAGAAAGTTTAGAAAGTCAAAAAATGGAATTAGAGTTAGATAGTAAGAGAGATAAACCTATTCCTTCCCAAGTTAATGCAGTAAGCACTAAGTCAGATAATAGAAGTTCAGTTTCAACAGTAATTAATTACCCAGTAATGTCACCCGCAGCTTACGCATTGGGTGACTTGGGTGGAAGATAATCCGATTAGCTTTCTTTGGCTAATTTAGCAAAATAGGACAAAGTATCATCTTCTTCAGCTGATTCAACTGAATCTCCTACACTATCCATATTTGTTGATTGAATTTCTGGGGCTTCCATAACAGCTGATGGTTCGGATTCAACATAATTTCCCGCAGAAACACCTAAGACTCTATTTAATTTAGTTTTAAGTTCGTCATAGGTTTTATAATTACCTGGTTCGATGAATTCTTTCAAACCATATAGATTACCATATAGTTCTTGGAGTCTTCCTTCATCTCCATCATATAGAGCTGATGGTGAGCTAAACTCTGATTTGTCATAGTTTACCCAACCTTCTACTTTTCTGATTTTGATTTTAAAGTCAGCACCTTCCCAGAAGTCAAAAGGATTTAATGGTTGTTCATCATCGAATACTGGTTGCATTGCTTCCATAATTTTATCGAAGATTTTTTTACCATATTGGTATAGGAATACCTTTCCTTCATTTTGTGGATTGTCTGGGTCAGAAATAACTAACACATTACTAATGTAATGAAGTCTTCTTTTTCTTTCCCTTGCAATAGCTTTATCCTCGTCTCTACCTGAATTCCAGAGAACACTGTTATGCTCTGATACTGGATCTTGTTGTCCAATAGAGGTTAAAGAGTTTTCTATGTACCATAGACCAGTTGGACCTTTGAACCCATGATCCCAATACCTTACCCATGGAAGATCTTCACCTTCTCTTGTAGGTAAGAAACGAATTACAGCGTAACCATTTCCTGCTTTATCTCTGGTAGGTTTCCAGAAACGTGTATCCTCATATGAGTCTTTAGATTCTGGTTTAGACGTGGAAACTGCTTCTGCAGCCTTTACGAGTTTATCGATAGATGAGCCTCGCATGCTCTTTAGATTTTCAAATGACATTTTTTTCTCCGTTGTATTTGACTGAATTATCCACTTTATACATAATAAAATTTAACATATATTATACCATATAATCATACGTTTGTAAACCTTTCCATAATAATTTTTTTCAGCTTATCATGGTCAAAGCTTACGAAAGGTGTATACTTAAGAATCTTTCTTTTTATATCAGGCCAAATAATTGTATCTGATATTTTGGAATCCTCCTTTTGTATAAACCCACATAATGAATTTAGAATGACTACAGTTTCTAAATGTATATCACCCTGCATCCACATTCTTATAATCTCCGGATGCTGATTATCCTCGGATATAAGATATTTATCGAAGTTACCATCGAGTTTAGATAG